TAACTATCTGATAATTAATAAGTTAAAAATTTTTTAGTAACGTTTTTCTAATTATAATAGGCTAAATAAATTAGTATTAGTTGCAACTAGATATTTTATTAACCAATTAAAACTAATTTATTATGTCTGAAAGTAAAATTTATACTATTCCCGATGGGAATAATTCTTTAGACCCAAATCTTATGCTTGCTCTCTCTTAGAACGGCGGTTTCGGCAATAACGGAAGCTGGATGTGGATGATGTTTATGTGGATTCTCTTCCCCTGGATTTTCGGTAACAATGGAAACTTTGGAGGTTTTGGCAATAATGGCGGAACTGGATTCTTAGCTAACCAACTTAACAATGATGCAGGTAGAGACCTCTTACTCCAGGCCATTAACGGAAGAGCAGATTCTTTAAGTCAATTAGCTTCAATGCTTAATACCAGTGTAAGTAATGTTTAGACTGGAGTAAATGCTATTCAATCTGCAATCCAGACTGTTGGAGCACAAGTAGGTATGAGTGGCTAGCAAGTAATTAACAGCGTTCAGGCTGGTAATGCTGCCCTTAGTCAGCAGTTATGTAATTATTGCTGCGAAAATAGAGTAGCTATTCTTAATTAGACAAACGCTTTACAAGCACAGGCTGCTGCTAATCATGCTGATTCTACTTTACTTGCTTCTCAGAACTATGCTAATCAACAGTTACAGAGTGCTCAAAATCATGCTGCTACCCAGCTTCAGATGGCTCAAATTGAAAGTGCAGACTAGCTTGCTGTTTGTCAGCAAACTAACCAACTTGGCTCACAGGCTGATAAAAATACTAATAGTATTCTTAACGCAATTGCTGGTCAAAACACTCTCATTACTAAAGAGTTCTGTGACTTAAAAGAAAGAGAATTGCAGAATAAGATTAATACTCAGGGAGATATTATTACTCAGTTGAGAAATCAGATTAGCAATGACAATCAGACCATTCTTTTCAATAAAGCTATAAATGCTTTAGATGATAAGATTGATGCTATTGCTGCTAAACAGCCTAATACTGTTCCTGTAAATTGGCCCAACATTGTTGCTGCTAATGCAACTCCTAATGTAGGCAACTATTGGGGAAATGGATTTGGTAATGTAGTATTCTAAATAAGGAGGTAGGTAAATGAATTGTTGTAATTAGAATATAACGACTAATGCGGGTGGTATACCTTATTTTAGTACTACAAATGTAACCATTGGAACTGAAAACGTAGATTTGGCTTTAGGCTTTAGAAGGATTCCTCCAGTTGGATATTTTACTATCTTTATTGAAGATGTATTACCTGCTGATACTACTGGAACACTTCCTATAAATATTACTTTAAATGGAACTACTAGAGCATTAGCTCTTCCAAACGGAACTCCTGTTACTGCTACAGAGCTTCTTGGAGTGAATATCATAGAAGTGTTTAATGATAGGTTTAGAGGTATTCTTTCTTTAATGTCTAGAACTACAGTATAATATGTTTTCAGCACTGTCTTAGGGAAGTCCCATCTATATATTGGATAAGACTTCCACTCCACGATATGAGGTAGGAGAAATTATAGGAGTAAGTTATCCAAAAACAAATCCTTATAATATAACTCCTCAAAATACAGTAGATTTAAAAATAAAGATTGGGGAGGATGTACAAGAATTTAATTCTATTCCAAGTATTAATAGTGTAGTTACTTATAATGGTGGAAAGATTGTTATAAGTGAAACTAAACAGGGAATCTAGAATGAAGTAGAGTCAATTCTTTAGAATAGTAGACAAATATTAGATAATATCGATTAGTATCAAACTAATATTTCTGAGTGTGAATCTATTTTAAAGAAAATAAATCCCCAATTTGCATTAGATATGGAAAGAGACGAAAGACTAACAAGTTTAGAAAGTAGATTTGATGGTGTTGAGTCTAAATTGGATAAAATTTTTAATTTAATATCAAAGAAATGATAGTACTAGAAGTAACTGAAGACAAATTTGGAAAGCTTATGAAATCTGCTTCTGAAATAATGAAGCACGCTGAATGTCTTTCCGCAATGTTCGAAGATTTAGCAGAAGATTCTGAATACGGAAATCGTAAGAAGTATGACGATGATGATATGTACGGTTCTCGTTATGGTATGCGTCGTAACTCTAGACGTTATTGATTAATATGCTTCCGCTAGATTATTATGATGACAGGCCAACTTCTATGAAACGTTATTTAAAATATTATGGAAAACACTTTAATAAAAAGTTGTGTGATTTTGCGGTATCTAAAATGAAACATGGGAAGATTCCGGTTTCTAAAGAATCTGTAGAAAATATTCTTAATAAACATAATATTGAATTAGAACATAACGAACTTTATGACCATGTTTATGTTTATAATATGGGAAATAACGATTTCTTCGGAAGTAGTATTTCAGATGAAAAACATTTAGCTATGTATGTTAAAGATGTAATAGATGATAAAGACGGATATGATGGAATAGTATTCAATAGATGGTATGCTGATACTGTAAGTTTAGGAATACCTATTGAATGGGATGAAATGGTATGATTAGAGATTCGTTCCATATAAAAAACTGGGAAGTAGTTATACTATATGAATGTACTTGTGATGATACTGACTATATAATTGAAACTTTAAAAGACATTTATTGTCCAAATAGATTTATAAAAGAAGCTTTAGATAATTTAGAAACTTGTAATCTAAATATTGGCTTAACATATTCAAATTTAAAACTAAAAAGTTCTGTTATAGTAATTAGTAAAACAAGTTCTTTTGCTCAATTAATAAATACTATTTCGCACGAATATTATCATTTAATATCTCACATATCTAAAGGATTAAACATAGAAGATGAAGAAGAATAGGCAAATTTGAATGGAAATTTAAATATGTATTCTTATAAATTTGTAGAAAAATTAAAGAGGAAAGTAGGTTCTGAATAAGGGCCTACTTTTTTTTGAATTATACAAAATTCAAAATATTTTAAACTTGTAAATTTAAAAATAATAAAATTATGGCAAGACCTCATCCAACTCCAAAGAAAATGATTGGCAAGGGAAGACCTTATGGAAACGGCGGAAGAGTTAAGAAATAATAATTTAAAACATAAGAGTTTTTTAATTATTACTAAATATTTTCCTCACATATCAGCCTTTATGTATGCTTTATATACATTACTTCAATTTGCTGACATAGATCCAATTATATTAGGATATTTATTAGATTATTCTATACTACCTTGGTTGTATATGTATTTAACTTCTTACATTTTTAGATATTGTTATGTGCATAGACTTCCATTGTATTATATATTAATAAATGAAATCTTGACAATTACAGATTATTATTGGAATATTCCGATTAGTGAATTTAAACTGTTATTAGTTCATCTACTATTTATAGCACTTTTAATATTTGGATATTCCTATTATTATGTTAAATACAAATTAAAGATATGAGATTTATTAGTATGCTTGGAAGCAAAGAGCATCCAGTACCTAAGAAAGAAATTCCAGAAAAAATAACGGGAATTACTAAAGAACTTAAAAATGATAAACTTTATTTACAAATAATTGGAGAAGTTGAAGGAAAATGTAAATGGACAATTTCATTTGATGATAAAACTATAACTCCCACATCTACTGAAACTACTTTAATATTAAGTAAATCTAATACTGTAAGATATAGTAAAGCTAATAAAACTACTGTATTTGTTACAGTTGGTGAATACACTAGTCCGACTTTTAATATATGAAAGTATTAATAGATTTAGTAGAGTAGATGCTTAATAATATGAAATCTGGCAATTCAAATATCTCTGAAGAAGGACAATTAGAGTTAATTGATGTTATTCATAAAATTACTTCTCCAGAATTAAATAAGATAGAAGCTGCCGATTACATTGGAGTATGTAGAGCAACTTTTGATAATTATGTTAATAAAGGATTAATCCCAGTAGGTAGAAAAAGACAAAATTCAAAAGAACTACACTGGTATAAATCAGATTTAGATAAATATTTAAAGAATAAAAAATGTTAAGCATGTTTGGAAGAGACTATGAAGAAATAGGTTCTTCAGATAAAGGTCTCATATTAAAAAATTCAGGCAAAGTTAAAATACAATGGGGTAAAAAGTTCATTGACTTAATCAATTCTAATGGAGAATTAAATATTAAAGTTGATGGCGATAGTATTTTAAAAGAGCCTCTTAAAACATTAAACAACGCTAACCTTAATCTTCCTACAGAAGAAGGACAAACCCTTATTTGGAAGGATAACAAATGGATTTATGAGACGCCTTTATTAAATCTGAACGAACCTTTATCATAGATTAATTCCATAGGTGCTCCTACTGAAAGTAATGTAACTTTAGTATGGAACGGGACAAAATGGGTTTATAAAAGTCTAGTTTCAGGTGGAAGTTCTTCTGATTCTTCTGGCGAATCCACAATAATAACTCCATCCTCAGGTGGAAGTATCTCATTAGATAACTATACTTGGTGGGGACAGAGAATGTCTGGCAATTCTATTATAGGAAGTTTAAATAGTGTTGTAGATATTAATATGTCTGGAAAAATAAATATTTCTGGATTTATTATAGAATATGACAGTCAAAACAATTCCTTAAAATTTAACGGAAATATCTATGCTACTAAAGGAGTTACTGCATTAGGAGCTAACGGAGGTGGGGAAGGTTCATCAACCTCATTAAATGAACCTCTTTCAAGTATTAATAATTTAAATGTTTCTCCTACAAATGATAATTCTATTTTAATATATAAAACTGGCACTGGTTGGCAATATGAAACATTAAGCTAGTTGCCTTCTGGAGGACTTTCTAGCATTACATTAAAAGTTCCAACAGGATTTTTAGTAAATAATGTCTCTCAGCACACTCTTACATAGAACGGAACTTTTGAAATAACATTCAGTTCTGGATATTTTATTCCAAATGGAAATCTTTTAAATGCTCTTAATAATAAAGACAACCCTTCTTCTTCTTCTACAAATGTCACATTAGTTTGGAATGGCACAAGTTGGACATATGGAACACCTACTCTTCCAATAGCATCTAAACAAATTTCAGGCATAGTACAAATTGGAAAGGGTTTAACTATTAATAGTTCAGGTGTATTAAGTATAACTAAGGGGAATGGAATAGATATTAATGATGATGATGTACTAGGTATAAAAATAGGAACTGGATTAAGTTTTGATAACACTGGAACATTAAATACTAATATAACTATTGCAAATGTTTCTGGACTATAGGAAGCTTTAGCTACAATAACAACTGCTTTAGAAAGTAAAGTAAATGTTTCTTTCTTTGGAAAACTTTTTAAAGTACACAATAAAGTAAATAATAAGGATGGAGTAATAGATACTAATGGAACAATTCCAGATTCTGATGATAATGTTAATATAGAAGCATTATACGGATTATGGACAGAACAATATTTATCCGCTCTAGGATTAAATAATAGTGGAAGTAGTGGAGGAGCAGAATATTTAAAAGACCTATTAGATGTAAATTCAAATCTTAACCCCAGTAATGGGCAAGTTCTTACATTTCGTAATGGGGAATGGACTTCAGAATCTCCACAATCTGCTGTTACTAGTGTTACAATGACTGTTCCTACAGACT